GCACCCGAGCAAAGTCCATTATAGGCTTGCTGTCACCCATGGTGTGCATAACCCGCACTGTTTCAGCCGCCTGCTCGTTTATGTATTCAGCAATTAAATCGAAAGCGTCTATCTGGTTATCCGCGATGCTCTTTCGCAGCATAGGTAGTTGCGCAGTAGCCCATTTAATGCACTGCTCTGGCGTGTACTTTATTAGCCCCCAGCTGTGCGCCAGTCTAAGCGCTAAATCTGTGAGTATAAGTACTTGCTCCCAGTAGCGTTCCTGTCCTGTAAACTTAACACCATACCGAGAGTTAAACTTGTGCGTGGCTTCCGCGATCAGAGCGTGGATACCCGCCTCGCCTATCTCAACAAGTTTTTTAACGAACGCACGTCCTATGTGCCCGTAGTTATCGGTCACTAACTTGTACAGCTTTCGGCCTACTGCGCTGCTCTCTGAGAACAAAGACGTACAGGGAACCTGCAGCTCCAGCAGTCTAGCCATCTGCGCGTCTGTGTCTAATCCTGACGCTATTAACTTGCCGCTCATAGATTTGTTAGTGGATACCATACAGAACGTAGACCATGTTTTAGATTCGCGTTCTTCTGCGTTCCTGTTAAGTCTAGCTTTGTCCCTACCTTGGCTTACCCAATACAAAAAGTCACCGACTTCCCTGTCCGGCATTAGCGTAGTTTCGTCAATCGTTACAGGTAAGTTAGAGTACAGGCCAAACCTACTGAACAACGTGTTCTGAGTATACTTAGCTTGAAAGTGTAGCTTAGTGGGGTCTCCAAATACGGATTGCGCCATAAGCTGCGCCAATGACTTACCTCCCCCTGTATCGCCAAACAAAGATACTGTCATCCCGTTTAGCCCGGTAAACGCAAGCAGTGGTGATGCTAAGCTAACGCCTATGGCAAACATGTGTGCGTTAAGATCCGCTTTCGGTAGTACATTCGTCATGTTAGTCCACGTACTAGCTTGGCCCCGCTCGCCAAACATATCGTTCGCAGGGCGTTGACCGGCACCAGCTAAACGAATAGATTCCTCAGAAACTGACCCGTCAGTAGTTCTTTTGTACAACGTGTCACCGAGTACGAATATTTTGTACTCGTCCTTCCAGCCCATAGTGGCGTAAAGGTTTGTCATCGCCCGAACTTTGCGCAGCTCGTTCATATAAGATCGAAGCATCATCTGAAAATACTCTGTCTGTTTCTTGTTCTCAAGAACAACACCTTGGTCAGCAATGGCCGTAATAAAGTCTCTGTAAGTGCCGTCTGCCAAATGAGCCTGTCGCAACACTAAGTCCTGCCAACCCTCATGTGGGCGATGCCACTTAAACCTACAGGTCTCGTAGCCCATTATCTCATCACGTCCGTAGCTCACCGGATACAAGTCAAAGCTACATACGTCTATATCTGTCTCGTCTACAACTCGCTTAATGCCGTACTGCGTACGCTTAAACGGTTTAGGTATATCTATCTCAGTTATAGCCCCGCTAGGTGCGTCCTGAGATGTATCAACTTCCCTGTGGTTGGCACCCAATCGAGCTGGCGTACCTATGTTCCCGCCGACTTTACATCCGCTACAGCCTTTAGGTCTCAGTGACTCAAACTTAGAACACGTTGCAGGGCCAGTAGCCGCGTCCTCCCACTGCTTTAGTTTTATAAGCGTAGCCTGCTCGCTGTAGTCTGGGTGGTTCTTACTCCAGTTTTTTGCTGTGTCTTCAGGGTTAGAGCAGTACGCAGCCACACCCATCATGGCGTACCAAAATGGTTCTTCTACTTTGTCTTGGTTGTCTACGCCCCAACCGATCTGCTGACATTTGGCGGTCACTACAGAAGCAGTGGCGGGAGGGTACTCGTAGTCAACAGACATAGCGGCAAGCAACCCGGACGGAGCTGTTAGTTTTTTTCCGGGTAGCGCAACAGGAGTCTGGTACTCCACTAAAAGATTAAAGAATAAATCTGGGTCTCCGGGAGGGCTGTCCAGTAGAACCTCGACAAGTTTCCCGCCTATGGGGTTTATCGTTCCTACAGGGCGCAACACCCGCGCGCTATCAGACGGTACCGCCCAGTCTTGTTCAAAGCCACGTTGTATAGCCGCTTGCTTTAATGCAGTAGCTATAGGTGTCCACTCATCTACCTCTAACTCACGCTCCAGTACCCAGTACACATGCAGCCCGTTGCCTGACGAAACAATCATGGGCATAGGTAGCTTTAGCTCGCTAACAAACTTCTGCAGCGCAAGCACTGCAGCCTTCTTGTTTGGGTATCCTTTGTCCTCCTTACAGTCTAAATCTAACGCGAATGTCTTAAGCCGTCTGACGTTTGATTTTGCGCGCTTGTTGTCCTTGAACGCTGCTATAGCGTAGTAAACGTTCTTACTAGCAAGTCTTAGTTCTTCAACCCTCTCTCGGAGTTCGCCAACGGAATCGTGGAATGATTGTCGTGCAGTACCATTCTCTATATAAAGGGCGCAGTAAACGCCCTCCGCTGGCAGAACCCGTTGTAGAAATTCCAACGTGGTCATACATATTTGCCTTGTAATGCGGGGGCCGAAGCCCCCAGCTTAGTCTGCTAATAGTTCTAGCAGCGCCTCAAACCGAACATCATGCGGTATAGTAACTGCTTTAGCTGGGGGCCAATCCCCTTGCTTAACTAACAATACCAGCTGCTTAAGCACAACTTTAGCTTTTTGCTCGTTTTTTGCTCGTATAGGCTTACCATTTACCCAGCCGTGGTATGTCTGACGAGACACACCCAATAGCTTAGCCATGTAATCCATACTCAGGAACATGTGCCCGCGAAGTGACTCCACTTTATCAAAGTCCAGCGGTATGCTACTCATCGTCTAGTCCCTCCAACATATTTTCTATATCGCTAGTCATCTTATCCATTGCGGGGTCTGCGTCCGCGACAGGTGCCGCAACTGGCTCTTGAGCAGGTGCTTTAGCTTTGGCTTTGGCACCTCCAAATCCTCGTGCCGACGCTGGCGCGACTTCCTCTACAGGTGCAGGTTCAGGTTCAGCAACAGGCGCAGGTGTTTCTTTTATCAAAAGCGGCTTAGGCTTTTCCTCAACGTTTTCCTGTTTACCTACCGTTTCGGAGTCAACTTCACCCGTGATTTCTTTAACCTTGTCTGAGCCAAACAATCCCTCTACAGCGCTTTGAGTTTCGTTGTCTATAAACCCGCCAAATGTAAACTTCAAACGCGGGAACGACGCGTCAGTATCAAAAGACACAACGGTCTTTACAATCTCCGGCGGAAACCCACGTTGCCATAGCTCCTTAGTGTAGGTGTTGAGCCCCTTAAGCGCTGAAGGCGTTACCTGTAACAAGTACATAGAACCTCTAGGGTCTTCAGCTGGTAAAACTGCTAAGCGCTTCTGGTCCGAGCACGCTTTTATAGGTGCCCCAGCTGGAGTAGTCTTAGATCCCCAAGCATTCTGCGGGCATGACGCGCATAAATCGTTCTGAGGATTTGTGACATCTGCAGAAGGTCTAACCCCGTCAAGGGAAAAACAATCCGGCCCTGCCGGTTCAGCATCTTTGTCCCACTGCTGCGCGTAATACGTTTTACTACAGCGGGGATTAGCTCCGACTATAATTATTTCTAGCCTAGTATTGTCCAAAACAACTTCTGAACCGTCTTCTAAGATACGGAACCGCGAACCTTTAATAGATATGCGCGGGGGAGATTTCTTATCTTGCCCGCCTAACCCGCCGCCTAACGCTGTCGCTAATGCTGATGGCTTCCCAATCGCATTCATCAAATGAGCGGGAACTTTTACGGTCTCTGGAATTAAATTACTCATGGGTCTACTACTCTCCTTTTAAGGTAGGTTTTCTAATATTTATATTTAACTTGGTGCCGTAATTAACACCGGGTGGCACAGCCGAGTGCGCCTCTATATGCTCACGCACAGCGTTCTTGCTGACACGTTTCTCTAACATCTCAAAAGCCTCGTTCTCCTTTACAAATCCTAGTACAGCATCCCAGTCCGCGACAGTCGCAAAGTCAGTCGTGGTTAGAAACGCAGTTCCACTTCCGGTCTTGAATGAGCTAACGCCGTCTTGGTCAGCTTTATCCTTTAACCACTTCTCTAAATACACCATCTTCTCTTTTACTTCCGCAGCACGTTCTTTTGCTTCCGCTTCGATGGACTCCTTTTTCCGGCGTAGTTTTAAATACCCCGATATAACACTTTCAACTGTTGGCATTACTCCGTTCCTCTTTCAATAACTTCTAGTAGTAAATCTTGCAAAGCCTGCTTACTAGCCAGCCTCTGGTACATCTTTTCCTCTAAATCGGTGGCCGCTATGTGTACTACATTGCTCACATGCCGCTTGCCGATACGCTCTATACGCCCGTTGGCCTGCACATACTGCTCGTTGCTAGTGGTTGGCCCGTACCAAATTACTGTACTGGCCTCGGTCAAAGTTAACCCGTGCGCCATTGTTGCTGGATGCGCTATAAGCACGCGAGGGTCTTCGCTGTTTTGGAAATTATGGAATATGTCATTGCGTTTGTTTGCGGAGACTTGCCCGTTAACAACAGCGGTAGAAAACAGTTTATTTAACTTACTTTCTAACATGTGCAGCGTACCTGTAAGCGGCACGAACAATATGACTTTACCTCCAGCCTCTTGTATAACTTCTTTAACCGCTGCTACGCGGTCATTGCAGTCCAGTTCAATGTTCTGCCCGTCGTCGCTGTAAGCAACGCCGCAGGCTATCTGAACAAGTTTCTGTAATCTAATAGCCGCGTTTACCGCAGTAATTTCAGCGCCATCATGCGCCGTGGAAGACGTTATAAAGTGCTTGACCATAGTCTCGTAGTGAAAACGTTGCTCAGCAGTCATCATTACTCTGCGTGTTTGCACTACTGTGTCAGGCAAATCAAAACACTCGTCGCGCGTATACCTAACCGAGGGCTGCAGTACTTTACTTACAATGTCCACGCTCTCTGGGCGGGCGATAAATTTCCACTGCCCTACCTTCATCATTACCTGCTCTTTAAACGCTGTGTACGTCCGAGGTAAGTCTTCGTTCTTTATAAGATGCCCCAATGCCCACGCATCTGTAGGTTCATTGGGTGTGGGTGTGCCGGTCATTAGCCAAACCCGCGCGTTCTCGTTACGCGCGATAAACTTACGAAACATTTTAAACCGCGCTGTGCTTGGGTTGCGTAAGACGGTTGCCTCGTCAACAATTATAAGGTCAAACATGTTGTGAGCATCTTCAGATATTATCGAGAACCCATCGTGGTTGATAACGTAGAAGTCAACATCTGCTTTTAGCAGCTTCTTGCGTCTTGCCGCTGCGCCATGTAGCACAACGTGTTTACGATGTATCAAACCCGTGAATATCCCGTCTCCCCACACTCGCTCAAGAGTAGACAACGGCGAAAGTATTAGTACCTTCTTAACTACGCCAGCATTCATCAAGTAGTCTGCGGCCCACAACGCGCTTTGGGTTTTGCCTGTGCCTATCTCGTTCAACACTAAGCACCTACTGTGCATGGTCAAAAAAGCAGCAGTCATACGCTGGTGGTCGTACGGAGTAAATCTACCCGGCCAGTCGTAGTAGTGCAGGATGGGGGACGGGGCTTTTATGCCTAATGCTCTTAGGCTGGTGGATTCTTTGACCCTATGTGGAATTACTACTAGGTCTTTACCTTTAAACTTGTACGGCTTAGAGGTAGGTACCGTGCTCAATACACGTTCTGGGTTACTTAGATTAAGTAGTAACGCCTTTGCTTTCTCTATTACTAGCATCAATGAACTCTCTAACTTCTTCTATTGTGGCTTGGTCGTAAACAACGAAGCACTTTCCTCCCGCGTTCTCAATGCGGGCCATTATCGCAGTCTGCAGTGCGGTAGGTTTTCTGCTCTTATTGGCCTTACACTCGACACCGACAAACCGTCCGTTAACTATAGCAACACGATCTGGTATTCCTGCGCTTCCAAACGGGCCAGCCTGCGGACTGTACGCCCAAACTCCTTCAGCTTGCAGCATCTTATCTAACGCTTTTTTTATTTTACCTTCAGGAGTTTGGGCCATTTATATACTACACCTACTGTTAAGTTTGTCAACTTAAACTATACATACTCGCAAAAGCTTTTACACGGACAGAAATTACACAAGCCACTTGGCCTAGCAGGCCAGTTATCTGTTTTAGCGGACTGCTCTATGCGCGCTATCTTACCGAGTAGCTTCTCCCACAACTCTGGTATGTCCGCGCGCGTGTAAGATTTTGAGTCCATAGTTAAGTCTTTAAGCCACACAAAAGATGTGTTTATTTTCTTAACATCTTGCCTATGGGTGAACACTTGAAGGGCAAACAACTCTAATTGACTGGGGTCAGGTCTGCGCTTACCTGTTTTCCAGTCGAACATAGCGCCTACACCGTCTTTAATAATTAATACGTCTATCTTACTTCGTAGCCAAGCGTCTGCGTCCCACCACCCTGTAGGCTTTAACGAGGCATTGAGCGTCATCTCCTCCTCTGGCAGCAACTCTCCGCCTTCTGCCATACGAATCATAGATTTACACAGGGGCTCATAGCGAACCACTTCTTGTGGTAACTCCGTATTCTCCGCCAGTCGATCTTCTAGCATCTTGTGAACACGTTCTCCCCATTGTGTTATCTCGTTTCCCTTGTCCGTAACTTCTTTAAGTACGCGCTGATGGTGGTACCGCTTTGGGCAATTCTCGTACATCTTAATAGCAGAGTAGGAATGAGTTAGTTCAATCATCTATTTAGCTTCTCCATAATTCGCGCCTATGTCAGCCTCGCAGGCGACGGGTAAGTCGTGTGCCCACACGGGGGGTGTAGACATTACGCCAACAAGATAGTCGCGGCAAGTTTCTGCTTCGTCTTCGTCTACTACACATACAACCTCATCATGGACTTGAAACGCTACATTATACCGTTTGCCTATAGCAACCATTTGCTCTGAAACAACTATCCTCGCTACAGCTTGTGTAATATTCTCTACTACCTTCCCTCCATATATTTTAGTCCACGGCACTTCAACGGCTGCGTTCTGCAACTTTGCTGCAGCTAAACTACGAAACGACCTAGCATTGTTGACGTACTCATAGTTATTACCTTTGTGGCGAAGCAGTGGATACTGCATGTGCAGTCCATTGGGCAAGCGTATGCGTCCATTGTCGTAACTTATCAAACTGCATATGTCTCCTTGGTTTTTAGCTTGCAGACCGGCTAGTGCAGTTCCACATGTACGCCACAGATTAACTATGTTGCTGTTCTTATTACGGTATAGAGAGACAATACGCGCAGCCTCGTTGTCATCCATGTCAACAGGTATAAATCCTGACACCATAGTGTCTAAGAACTTCGCGGCACCCATACCATAGCCCAGTCCTAAGATAGCTGTTTTACCAACATGACGCTCAACCTTGTCAGCCTTGGATATCTGCCTACTGTAGACATCTGTAGCAAACAACGAGTAAACATCGTCCCCTCTACGAAACGCGTTTACTAAATCAGTCTGCCCTGCCAAATACGCAACGACTCGCGCTTCAATCTGGCTAGAGTCGCACGCTACGAGAACCTTGCCCTCTGGTGCGGTAATAGCCCTGCGTAACTGCCCTCCTCGGGGCAGGTTCTGTAAGTTAACTTTGTCTCCCCCTGAAAACCTACCTGTGTGAGCACCGTAGTAATTAAGCATGATAGGTAGAAGCCCCCGTTTCGATATGCCCATAAACGCCTCCGTGCGCGTCTGCTCAATCGTTGACTTAATACCTAAACGAGTTTCTGTAACCATGCGAACAGCGCGCTTAGGGTGGCTAAGTAGCTTCTTCAAACCCGCATCTGTTTTTGCAAACGCATACGCAGCCTTACCTGTCTTAGCGCTTATCTTCATAGGTGGCGTTGCACCTAGCTTTGTTAAAAGCGTAGCGAATTTAGGGTTAGACATGATTATCTTTTTAGCTTCTTCGCCACCGCCTAACTGGGTTAGCAGCTTTTCTTTGCGTATCTTTTCATTAAGAAGGTGAGACTCTAGTACGTCATAGTCCAGCTTAATTGATGGCTCTGTATACATACGCAAAGTCTGATCTATAACCATAAGCTCAGACGTGGGGAACCCCTTTACTAGTTTCTTAAACAAGTTATATGTAAGCTCAACGTCTTGTATGCAGTAGTCTGCGTACGCATTCATTTCAGCTTCGGTAAAGTCTTTACGCCGCTTGCCTATATTATTCTCTACTTCTGTGCCCTTAGCGCCTAAACCGTAGTAGCCAGCTAGCGCTTTAAGGGAACCGCCTACTGTCATCTGGTGGTAAGGCCGCGCCATCGAGAGAGTATCTAGCCATAGCTTAGGCTTCACGCCGTAATGCCAAGAAAGAATTGCGCCGTC